ACCATGGCAAGTTCGGCTGCAAGTTTTAGTGGAAGCGAGAGTGTTTTCGGTTATAATTTCAAAAAACCTTTAAAATCTCGAATCATTCGAGTGGGATAGTTTTACATGGCAAAAGATTACGAAGACAAAATGGAAGATGTGGTTAGTGAAGAAACTAGCATGGAGCATCTTGCTGGTGTTATTAAATCAGAGATGGATGATGCAAAAGATTTCATTCATCAAGTGGGTGCAGAGCGAGCAGAATCTACAGAATATTATTTAGGTGAATCACCTGCTGGTACTTCTAGTATGCAGTCTGAATTTGTTTCGACTGATGTTAGAGATAGCGTACTCTTTATGTTGCCATCGATCATGCGTACCTTCTTTGGTACTAAAAAGATTGTTGAATTTGTACCGCATGGCCCAGAAGACATCCCTGTTGCCGAGCAACAAACCAATTATGTTAATTACATCATTCAAGAAAAAAACCAAGGCTTTCAAGTTTTATACGATGCGTTCAAAGATGCGTTGGTTAGAAAGAGCGGTTTTGTCAAAGTCTTTTGGGATGATTCTATTTCAGCATCTACCAGCGAATACACAGACTTAGATCCTGTTTCATATCAAGCTTTGGTGCTTGACCCCAATGTAGAGGTTGTCAAAGAATCTGTCACCATGGAAATGATGACTCAAGTTGATCCTCTATCTGGTGAAGAAGTAACACAAGAGATTCCTGCTAAGTACGATGTAACCATTCGTAGAGTTAAGGCTAAAGATCAAGTGTGTATTGAATCCATACCACCCGAAGAAGTCTTAATTTCACGCAACGCGCGCGATCTCGAATCTGCATCTTATGTCGCGCACCGCATGATTAAATCTGTTTCTGATTTAGTGGCTATGGGCTATGACCAAGACGAAATAGAACAATACGCAACCCAAAGCTCTAGTGCAGTTGACCCAGAAGCCTTTGACGAGATAGAGGCAAGAAATCCATTTGACAACATGGTATACCCAGATAGAAATGATACGGGTGCGAAAGAAGTTTTATATGTTGAACATTATCTTTTTTATGACTTCGATGGCGATGGCATCGATGAAAGAATAAGAGTTTGTACTGCGGGTGAAGGTGTGAATGTGTTGAATGTAGAACAATGGGATGATTTACCCATTGCTATGTTCTGCCCAGATCCTGAACCACATACTGCAATCGGTTCGTGTCCAGCGGATTATTTAAAGCCTATCCAAGCTGCAAAATCCCAAATTATGCGAGATACCCTTGATTCGCTTGGACACTCTATCTTTCCTCGTATGGCTGTTGTTGAAGGTCAAGTCAATATTGACGATGTACTCAATACTGATATCGGGCAGCCCATTCGAGTTCGCGCCCCTGGGATGGTTCAACCCTTTACAGTACCCTTCGCTGGTAAAGAGGCTTTCCCTGTTCTTGGATACCTCGATGAAGCAAAAGAGAATAGGACTGGTGTGTCTAAAGCCTCTGCTGGCTTAAATGCAGATGCTTTGCAATCAAGCACCAGTGCAGCTGTGTCCGCTACCATGTCAGGAGCGCAAGGCCGAATAGAAATTATTTGTAGACATTTTGCCGAGGGTGGACTCAAGCAACTCTTTAAAATTACTAACAACTTAATTATCAAACATCAAAATGCACAAGATGTATTTAGATTAGAAGGTCAATTCATTCCTGTTGATCCTAGATACTGGGAATCAGATAAAGACATGGTGGTTAATGTAGCTATCTCTAAATCTTCTGATGAAGAGAAGTTTGCAATCCTTGCACAACTTGCAGGTAAACAAGAACAAATCATGCAAACCCTTGGGCCAAGCAATCCATTGGTATCCATGCAACAGTATTCTAATACTTTGACTCGCATGATAGAGATGGCTGGATTTAAAGATCCACAAGCGTTTATTAATACGCAAGTACCACCTATGCCTCCGCAACCGCCTGAGTCACAACAACCTGATGCAGCTACCATGCTCGCACAAGCAGAAGCTATGAAAGCGCAAAACCAAGCGCAGAAAGCTATCATTGATGCTGAGACTGATCGCATGAAGATCATCATGGATGATGATAGAAACAGAGATGAAACTGAAGCACAGATTAGACTTAAAGCAGCAGAATTAACTGCTAAGTATGGCGCACAAGTCAACATTGCAGAAATAAATGCTATCATGGAGCGTGACCGAGAAAACATTAGGCAAACTGCAAAAGATCAAGCTCAAGGACTATTTACTGGCAATGGCAATCAAACTATATAACCTAGAAGTGTTAGTTGACGATCTAGTTTATGTCGGTAGTGATATTAGAGCCAAAAGCCAAGAAGATGCAGTTAGAATACTTGGTATTATCTCTGGTGGTGAAGTAACCGAGGATTCAGAAGTATTAAGCTGTGAGGAGAAAACTTTACACTAATGGCTATTACATACAGAGGCGAAAGGTTTAGTGGTTATAACAAACCTAAAAGAACGCCTGGTCACAAAACAAAATCACACGCAGTTCTAGCAAAGGTTGGCGATGTCATAAAACTTATACGCTTTGGTCAACAAGGTGTAAGTGGTGCTGGTAAAAATCCAATGACTGCAAAAGATAAAGCCAGGAGAAAGTCATTCAAAGCTAGACACGCTAAAAATATTTCTAAAGGAAAATTGTCAGCAGCTTATTGGGCTGATAAAGTTAAATGGTAGTATAATAAAATTATGGATACATTAATTACAATAATAGTTCTGTCACTTGTTGGCGGTTTTTTAATAAAAAAATATAAACCAACACTTTGGCATAAACTTACTTCTAAGTTTTACAAGTAAATGAAAAGAGCTTTTAAAAAAGTTCCGAAGACTAAGGGCGGCGTTCCAAAAAAATATGTTAGTGGAGCAAAAAACCCAAAGGCAAGAGAAGCAGAAATTAAAAAAACCTCTGCTTTATATAAAGCTGGTAAACTTACAGCAGCTATGATGAATAAAATCGCAAAACAAAGGGTTAAAAGTGTCAAGTAAACAAGATGTTATAAACAAATATCACAAATCTAGTGGTATATCAAAAAACACTTTAGGAAAAGTTTATCAACGAGGAATGGGTGCTTATTACTCTTCTGGTTCTCGTCCTGGACAAACACCGCAATCATGGGCTGCTGGTCGTGTAAGATCATTTGCTACAGGTAAAGGCGGTGCAAGAAAGGCAGACGCAGATTTATTAAGACCTAAAAAATCAAAAAAAAGGAGCTAATCATGCCAAAAGGTAAAGGAACATACGGATCTAAAGTAGGCAGACCGCCAAAGAAAAAATCTACTAAAAAATCTAAAAAGAAATAAGTGCGACCATCCTCGGCAAAAGCCAAGGGTAGAAAACTACAGCAATGGGTTGTTGATAAACTCGTTGCAATACTTGGTTTTGATCCCGAAGATTTAGAATCAAGACCTATGGGATCTTCAGGCGAAGATGTCATTATGGGCGTACAATCACGCAAACAATTCCCCTACTCAATCGAGTGCAAAAACCAACAAGCAGTTAATGTTTGGAAAGCCTATGAACAATCTTGTACTAACTGTAAAGATTACGAACCTTTAGTTATAATAAAGAGAAATAATACTAAGCCATTGGCATTAGTGGATGCAGAGTATTTTATAAAATTACATTGCAAGGAAAACAAACATGAAACTGAACAAAATTAAAAACATAGTAAGCAGTCTTGCTCCAACACTAGGCGCAGCTATAGGTGGGCCACTAGGCGGACAAGCTGGTCAAATACTTTCTACAGTTCTAGGTGTAAAAAACAATCCAGTAGAAATAGAAAAGGCAATGCAAAATATAACCGCAGATCAAATGATTGAGCTAAAAAAATGTGAAAAAGAATTTGAAGTACAAATGAAAGAATTAGATGTAGATATCTTTGCACTTGAAGTAGACGATAGAAAAGATGCTAGATCTAAATTTGCAGGTGATTTAACACCAACTATATTGGGTGTTTTATCTATGACAGGTTTTATGAGTTATATATTTTATATAACAGCTTTTCCTATCCCAGATACTAGCGATGATATCGTCATGCTTATTATTGGTTCTTTAACTGGTATAGCTACAGCAGTTATATCTTTTTACTTTGGTGCTAGTAATAAGGATAAAAAATGAGCGAATGGAAGAATTTTAGATTAGAAGAGTTTGCTTGTAAGCATTGTGGTGAAAATAAGATTGAACATGAGTTAATAGATAAGTTACAATCGCTTAGAGAGGACTTAGGTTTTCCCTTTGTTATAACTTCGGGTTACAGATGTTCAGAACACCCAGTAGAAAAAAAGAAAAGTAAGCCAGGTACTCACAATTTAGGCATCGCAGTTGATATTGGTTGCAGCCACAAACAAGCATTACAAATAGTATCCGCAGCAGAAGGTTACGGATTTACAGGAATTGGAGTTAATCAAAAAGGCAATGGAAGATTTATACACCTCGATATCAGCAAGGCTGAAGCTAATCGTCCAAGGCCTCATATCTGGAGCTATTGATTTCTAATGGAACTTTCATTCTATGTGGTTTGGAATATTTTTGTAACTTTGGTTATAGCACCATTGTTCTACTCCATCCGCAAAAATGAAAACGAAGCAAAAAGGATTGATATATTAGTGAATAAAACAAGAGAAGAAATAGCTAGAGACTATGTGACTAGACACGCACACAATGTTGAATATTCCAGATTAATGGACAAAATAGACAAACTTGATGCTAAAATAGATAAACTAATAACTTAATAATTATGTCAATTTTTTTAGACCCAGAGCTACAAGAAATACTAAGAAATCAAATTAAGCTTGATGGCGGAACAAATTTAGCTGGTCAAGGTGGTGGTGGAATATTTAGTCTATTAAGAAATCAGGCTAAACAAAAAACAGATCCAACATATTCTTCTGGGTTTGATTACGCACGATCAATAGCGGGCGGTATGCCAATGGAACAAGTTATTGCACCAGGTGTTAGTTATTCTCCAGAAGATCCAATGGGGTATACACAAGCTGACTTAGATTTAAGAAACAGATTTAGAGGCGAAGGCCCAGCTCCTGTTATGCCTAAAGCTCCAACAAAAGGAACTCCATCTGCACCCAACGAAGGTTTTGTGCAAATGCCAAGTGCGCCTCAAGGTGTAGCGCAACCAACTAAATTTGGTGGAATAATGATGCCGCCAAGAACACCTGGAATGGATAGTTACGATGGTACAAGTATGTCTCCTATACCCGAAGATTTTATACAAACCATAGATAGAAGCAGAGCTGGATTATTAGGTTTGGGATTCCAGCCTAAACAAGAACCAGAACCAGAAAGTATACGACCCTCATTGTTTGATATAGATGTTCAAGAAATACTTAAAGATGTAGAAATTCTTAAAGATATTGACACAGAAAAGTTTGAAGACATAGATTTAAGTGGTATTGATATGCCATCAATTGCTCCAGTTTTTCCTCAAGCTCCTGTGTTGCAACAACCAATAACACCAGCAATACCACAAGTTCCTGTAATGCCACAAATTCCAGCTTTCAAAGAACCAATCCCGTTTGTTCCAGAAATACAAAACATACCTATGAACTTTACTGGATTACCGCAAATGCCAGTTATACCAAACATACCAGTAATGCCTGAATTACCAGTTGCACCTCAACCAATAGTGCCAGAATCAATCATGCCAATGAACTTCACTAGACTATCCGACTTACCAGTTTCTAATTTTGTCCAGCCTAGTGTTGACGAAATAGTTAGACCTATTACAAGACAGGGTAAATTTCTGCCACAACAACGAGGATTATTTAGTTTATAAATGTCAGTCACACACGAAGAAGTAGTTAAAGCAGCAGAAGCTGAAAGAATTTTAAATTCACCAGTTTTTAAAGAAGCAATAGAAAATCTTAAAAATGAATACATAACTCATTGGTTAAACTCTCGCGGCATTGATGATGTTGCGGTTAGAGAAGACTTCCACAGATCCTTATTACTTCTTCCTGAAGTAGAAAGACACTTACGCATCATGGCTGAGAAAGGCAAACTCACAAAAGCCAACATAAACAAAATTCGTAACATAGCCTAAAACTTTCCCTTTTATACATTATTGGTTTAAAATATCCCTAAATACAAAATAGGAGTATTTTATGAGCAATAACGGAAAACCGACTGCTTTACAAACCGAAGGTCAAAAGGCAACCTCAGCGTTTGAAAGTTTCTTAGCCCCTGAAGAGGATACGCAAGAAGAAGCAGTCATAGAGGAAGCTGAAAGCATTGAACCTGAGATCGATGAATTAGAAGAACAAGACGAGGAATATACCGAAGAGCTTGTCGATGAAGAAGAACTCGAATTTGATGATGAAGAAGATGGTGAAGAAGAAACGGAAGTTGAAGAGGTAGAAGAGCAACCCGTCTATAGAGTCACAGTTGATGGCTCAGAGATAGAGGTCACGCAGGACGAACTCATTAATGGTTATTCACGCCAACAAGATTATACGCGGAAGACACAGGAACTTGCCAATCAAAGAAAAACGATTGAGCAACAAGCCCAAGAGCTTCAGCAAAGAGATGCGATTTACGCACAGTTGTTACCGAAGATGGAAGCCCAATTAAAGGGCGAATTGGTAAACGAACCAGATTGGGATAGTTTATACAATGATGATCCGATAGCATTTGTACGCGAAAAACAACTCTGGGATGAAAAGAAAGAAAAGCTAAAAGCTGCTGAGGCTGAACAGCAAAGACTTCAACAAGAAGCCTACGCAAAACAGCAAGAGCAAATTGCACAACAAGTGCAAGAAGGTCAGCAAAAAATTCTTGAAATCATACCAGAATGGAAAAATGCAGAGGTTGCTCAAAAAGAGAAACTAGCAATTCGCGACTATGGTATTAATGTCTTGGGGTATTTGCCTCAAGAAATGGATGCAATTTATGACTATCGTGCTTTACTTGGTTTAAGAAACGCATGGTTAAACTCCAAAACAGTTGAAGCCACGAAGAAGAAACCAACACAAAAAGCACCTGCAAGAGTGGCCCGACCTGGAACAACTACCAGAAAGAAATCGGTAGCACCAGCGAAAAGAGCAAAACAGGTTTTAGCAAAAACTGGAAAAGTCCAGGATGCTGCTAAAGTTTTTGAACAATTTTTAAAATAATTTTATAGGTAAATATAATGGCTAAAGTAACAAACGCATTTGATACATACAGCGCGACTTCAGACAGAGAAGATTTAAGTAATATCATTTACAACATCTCTCCAATGCAAACTCCGTTTATGTCATCAATTGGAAAAAGAAATATTAATAATGTTGTCTTCGATTGGCAAACAGAAGCTCTAGCGAGTCCAGTCTCAACAGGTGAACTAGAAGGTTTTGAACTTTCAAGATCAGCTGCTGTTGCAACCACTCGTGTTAGCAATGTTGCGATGATTTCAAAAAGAGATGCAACTGTATCAGGCTCACAAGAGTCTTCAGACCCTGCTGGTAAGAGATCAGAAATGGCTCACCAACTAGCTATCATGTCTAAAGCTCTTAAGAGAGATATGGAAGAAGCTCTTTGTCAAAAGAATGGAAAAACTACTGGTGATGCGACAACTGCTCGTAAAACTGGTGCTTTTGAATCTTGGATGAAATCTAATGTTGACAACGCAGCAGGATCAACTCCTACTGGCGGTGGAACAGCTCCAACAGACGGAACTCAAAGAGATTTAACTGAAGCTCTTTTGAAGAATGTTTTACAATCTTGCTTTGAAAATGGCGGTGAGCCATCAATAGCAATTTGTGGCCCACATAACAAACAAGTTATCTCTGGTTTCACAGGTCGTTCACAAGCAAGACAATTTGTTGACTCTAATACTGTAGAAGCATCAGTATCTATCTACTCTTCTGACTTTGGTGAGCTAAAAATAGTTCCATCAAACAGATCAAGAGAAAGATCTTTATTGTTGGTTGATCCTGAAATGGCGAAAGTATCTTTCTTGCGTGATTTCAAAACAGTTGACATTGCAACAATAGGTGATGCAGTCACTAAAATGATCGTTGTTGAGTATGGATTAGAAGTATCCAACGAAGCAGCTCATGGTTTAGTTGCTGACCTTAACGTAAGTTAAGTTCTCGGTTAAGAACCTTAAAGGGATGTTTCGGCATCCCTTTTTTTTGTGTTAAAATTCTTGCATGGCTAAAAGAACTGTTATAGATCACAAGACTGGTTTTACCAATGAGTTTATTACTGAAGATAACAAAGACATCTATCACACAACTCAAGACCTAAATCCTGTAATAGAGCATTGCAAAATGCTTGCAGAACATAAACCAGGTAAAGATCTTCGCCATGTGGCAGAAGTGCCATTGATTGTATATCAAAGAGCGTGTCGAGAAGGATGGGCCAATGATATGAAGCAATGGAAAAAATGGTTAAATAAATCAGACAATAAAGTTTTTAGAACATGGCAAGGTAAACTATGACATACGCAGAATTAAAATCTAATATCGCAAGTTACTTAAATCGTTCAGATTTAACAGATGTAATTGATTCATTTATTGATAGCACAGAGGCAGAATTTAACCGCAGATTAAGGGTTAAAGGCATGATTAAAAGAGCTACTGCAACTCTTACAGGTCAATATCTTGCAGTACCAACTGATTGGTTAGAAGCTATAAACTTACAAATTGATAGTGGTGATTTCTCACCATTGTTTCAACAATCCATAGAATCTATGGATGTGTATAGAAAAGCCAATGATAATGTAACAGGGCAACCCATTTATTTTGCATTGGTAGATGATTCAATTGAATTTGCACCTACCCCAGACGGAAGTTATACAGTACAATTAACCTACTACGGAAAGATAGATGCGTTAAGCGATTCTAATACGAGTAACTTTTTATCCACAGGATATCCAGATGCTTACCTTTATGGATCATTAAAACACGCTTCTATCTATTTAATGGAAGATGAACGAGTGCCATTATTTACAGCACAGTTCGAGAAAGCTCTAGAAGAAATGAGACTAGAGCAAGAAAAAGCTGAGTTCTCTAAAGGTTCTTTAATGCAAAGAAGAAGAACTTACGGAAAACGCAGTAAAGATATTTATTATTTTGGTAATAACTAGGAGTATAAAAAATGGCTGGATTTAGTGATTATTTAGAAGACAAGGTACTTGACCATGTATTTGGCGGTACTGCTTATACAGCACCAACAACACATTATGTTGCTTTGTATACAGTAGCACCTGACGATACTGGCGGTGGTACTGAAGTAACAGGTGGAGCTTATGCAAGACAAACCTCTACTTTTACTGTCTCAGGCACATCCCCTACAACAGCGACAAACGCAGCAGCAGTTGAATACCCAACAGCTACAGCCGATTACGGAACTGTAGTTGCAGTTGGTATTTTAGATGCATTAACTAGCGGCAACTTACTTGCCTATGCAAACTTAGATACATCTAAGGTTGTAACAAGCGGTGATGTGTTTAGATTTGATGCTGGTGATTTAGACATCACATTAGCTTAATACCATGGCCTCAGTAGGCTATGGCTCATATAACTACGGAATTGCCGCTTATGGCACTCCGCAGTATCAGGAAGCATCCGCAACAATAGCACAGACATCAGGTGCATCTGCGATAGGCAGACAGCTTGATCGTGGTGTTGCAACCATTGCTCAGACATCTGGAATGTCTGCGGTTGGTACTCAAGTAGATCGAGGATCTGCAACCCTAGCACAAACCAGTAGCATGACCAGTGTGGGCCATAGAGTCCATCTTGGTTCAAGCACCATAGCACAAACCTCTGGCATGAGTGCTGTGGGTAAACAAATCGATAGAGGATCTGCAACCATTGCACAAACCTCATCCATGAATGGTGCAGGTCGATACACCATAGCAGCACACGCAACTGGTGCAGAGACATCAGACTTTACAGCTATTGGTAGACAGATCGATAGAGGTTCATCAACCTTCACACAAACAAGTGGATTTTCAGCAAGTGGTGGTCTAAAATGGGAAGTGATACAGAATCCTGACACGACCTGGACTCAATTAACAAAAGAACAAGCGGCATAATAATATGGCAGATACATTTACAACGAATTTAAACTTAACAAAACCCGAAGTCGGTGCATCTACTGATACCTGGGGCGGAAAATTAAACACCGACCTCGATACTTTAGATGGTCTTTTTGCAGATGCAGGAAACGGAACAAGTGTGGGCCTTAATGTTGGCTCTGGTAAAACTTTAACAGTTGGTGGTACTTTAACCTCAACTGGTTCAGCTAGTTTTACAACTATTGATGTTAATGGTGGTGCAATTGATGGCGCACCCATTGGTGCTAACTCAGCATCAACTGGAGTCTTTACAGTAGCAACAGCATCAACTTCAGCAAAAATTACACAAGTAGCAATTACCTCAAGCTCTAATGCAGTAGCTTGGGATGCACAAGCAGCAGCCAACGCCTATCATGCAACCACAGAGAACACGACTTTCTCAGCACCATCAAACGCTGTAGAAGGTGCAATTATTTCTGTAGAGATAGCACAAGGTGGATCAGTTTACACAGTAGCCTTTAATACTGTGTTCGAATTTGCTTCCAGTACTGCACCCACTGTAACTGCAACAGCCAACAAGACTGACATCTTTAGCTTTAGATACAACGGCTCAGTCTGGCAAGAAATTGGTAGAGTTCAAAACCTAGCACAAACTTAATATGGAAACGCTACAGCGTACAGCAAATAGAGGAAGCATATCTACTGGGTATGATATTGATAACTCTGTAAAACTTGAGCCTGATAATACTGAAATGTTATATACAGGTAGTTTAACAGCAGGAAATAGACGAACATGGACTATTTCTATGTGGGTTAAAAGAACTGAATTAAGTTATGAAAGTGCTTTTATGTATAGTCAAGGCACTTATGGAAATATAAGATTTTTTACTGACGATAAAATTGTAATTGAAAACCATAATCTTTATTTAATAACTAATAGAGTTTTTAGAGATACTTCAGCTTGGTATCATGTTGTTTGGGTTAATGACTCTACTCAATCAACTGCATCAAATCGTTCAAAACTTTATATTAATGGAGTTCAAGAAACTTCATTTTCTACAGAAACTTATATGTCTCAAAATGAAGA